ACATATACTGAAAACAATATCATTGAATACATTTAAATCAACACATGCACAATGGCATACTCAATTCAAAGATCAATCACTACAAAATATCAGGCTACATCAGTTGTTTCCACTAACATAAGTCGGCGATTGAACGCGTCATCAGATCTAGAAAGATTTGCACAAGGGATCACAGATCAATATCTTCCTAAAACCTTGGCGGAATACAAACAATATAGGCGATTTGCACATGATATATTATGTCTTGGAATGATCGCTGGCAATTTCTTTGACTCAGAGGAATTTTCTATTGATAAAATAAATTTAACCTCAAATGATCCAAAACTTCTCAGACAAAAGCCTGATCTTTACACTATTGAAATCTCAAGGATCAAACTATGCGAAATAAGTTTGACATATGATTATGAAACAATGGATCAAGAGAAGAGCTCAAAATACAATGATTTGATTGAATATGTTGAACTAAATTCAAAATACAAAGTCACTTATACTACATTAATAGTCGATTTAACAGACGCAGAATGGGTTGATAATTTGCCTGAAATACCGGAAAATCATCGACAACTTCTAATTAGATTTGTGGAAAATTTAGTGACTATTCATTCAACTCACAATGGATCAAGTTTTAGAAAAGCATTATCACAAAATGTTCTTATTGATTTCCCCTTCACTTATGAACCTGATCATATAAAAGAGTACATGAGACAACAACTCAAAATGGAAAATATGGATGATAAATATTTTGATGTCCTTTGCAAAGGATTCGGGAAAATTGATTTAGGAAGTTCTCAAGTCACAGAATATCTTGATCAATTATCTGATAAAATTCTTGTCATGAAAAAACACAGAAGGCCATTTCCCAACAATGGTGTGACAAAAAATGAAGAATTCGAATTTGAATGGAAACATTTTAAATCAGTTGGACAAAATACAAACAAGATACCAGTGATCCTTCAACTTGGTTGTCCTTCGCTAACAGATGAAATCGAAACACCATCGAAACTAGATGTCTTCTTGTCAATAAAATCTTCAAACCATTATGGTGGCTATGTTGATCTGATTAAATCATCACACACAACAGACTCTGAGTTATTATCTGAAGGTCTGATAAAATTGCATCTAACTGATTCTCAGATGTCTTCAGAAATGATGGATGGTCCCGGAAGGAAAAAATATATGAAACAGAATAACATAAAGTCGGACAGAAAAGAGCCAACTCACATTGGGATCTCACCAGTTCACATTGATATGGTTAATGAATTAATGGATCAAGTAAATGAGATGAACCCGGAGGATTTTTTAATTAAGAGATCGCATGCTGATTATAATGTTTGCGGCAATAATTTAGGCTCATCTATAAACTTTTGTATTAACAAGCTAAAGGAAAATGGGACAGATTTTCTTTTACAGTTTTATACAAGGATATCTACAGAAATTATTTTGAACTCAATGAGACGAAGAAGATCAAGAGAATATGTACTATGCAGTACAGGATTTGAAAATGTATTCTTTTTAATAGCACCTGGCCCTCAACTTAGAACTGAATCTAACATAGAGTTTGTCAAGTTAATTAGCTTTGTTGAGCCAATCTTCAACAAACTCAGTAGAGAATGGAAATTGATTGGCGACCACTGGGAATCTGATTGGGTCTCCGTTGATACTGATAGATTAAAGCATTGGGCTAGGTCAAGAGATAGAGTTAATCTCTCAACTGTAGCAAATGCAGATAAACTATTAAGGCCTGGAATCACTCTGTCACAAACATTAAAAGAGGAGATTAATAATTCAAACTACTCGCTACTGGCTATGATATACCTAGAGAATAAATCAAATACATCAACAACTATACAGACTACTAGATACTTCTTAATGAAATGTTTGGGTGATAGAGATTTAAAAGGTTTACTTTCAAAATTCCCCGAACGTGTGAATTCGGCCATACAATCCCTAGTTCTTCAAAGAAATTATGAGTTTGTTAAACAAATATGCTCAAAACCAACAGATGAATTTGTTAAACTACAGCATATTAAACGAGATGAGAACATAGGACAGCTCGATGAAACCACTACTGGTGTTGTTGGGTCCTTACCAAGAATATTTACTTCTGGTGATTATGTTCCCATAAAGTATTCTATTAATGAGATTTATTGGTGCATGACATATAATAAAGACAGACAGAATCAAACACAAGATGCTATGAAAATTCTTAGGAAAATTGCTAAGGAAGAGAGGAAATTCGATGAAGAAATCGCCGAATGCAAAACAGACAAATCTAAGTTGGCTCATTCATTTGGATTCCATCCAGTTTCCAAGGATCTTGAACACATAGATAGTGATAAACCCAAATCTCATTACTTCAGTGCATTGGCAGTCCATATTGGAATAGCTCTTCAAGATGTTCATCCAGAGAATTTTGCACCAAACTCTAGTTGGCTGTCCTATACGAAACTTAACGAGATACTGAATAAAAATTTGTCTGAATATGCTACATTCAAAGCTTCTGTTAAAACTATTAAAGATCAGGTTTTAAATGATGATTTGAAGGAATTGAAGGAAATTGGTAAGAGAACTAAATGTATCGAATTGATCTATGAAATGGTAAATACAGAAAAGTTGTCCAAAGCTTGTGAGATAGCCATGTCTTTCTCAGGACCAAACTCTATTAATTTCAAAACAGTTATTCAGATATTCAAGAAAAATCAAATTGGCGGCGTTAGGGAAATATTGATCTTATATATAAAGGCACGCATTCTGATTAACTTGACAGAAGAGATTGCAAGGCTACTTTCAAAGTCTGACAAAAGAGAAACACTGACTAAAGGCAAAGATAAAAGACTGATGATGAGAGGAGATTATGAGGAATTATCAGCCAGTTTCCCTCCTGGTACACCACTTTATGTAATTAAAAATTCATATGACATGGCCACCTGGTGTCAGAAATTTATTCCGACAATATTCTTGCCAATTTACAATCACCATGCCGAGGCTTTAGATCAAATGATTGATCTCTGCAGATTTGTCATGTTAAAGCATTGTCAGAAAGAGATTGAATATCCAAGTAAATTAGTGACAGAATGGGTCAAGCATCCGGAAATGAAACATAATGAACCATATATGCAATACTATAAAGAAAAATTCTTATCAGACAGACAACCCAAAATGACAAACTTTAGCAACATGGGACAAGGAATATTACATTATAACTCAACAGTTCTGGCTTTATCATGTCAGTCTCTTCGCGATAAACTATTTCAAATTTGTATAAAGAAATTAGCGAGGCCAATCGCTATAAAATGGAAAACTAGAGTTGGTTCAGATGATAAGGGTGACACTATATTTTGTGATATGTCAAAAGAAGATTATCTCTTTCAAGCAAGATTGTTTGAACAATGTGCTTCTGTGTCTGAAAGATTACATGCTATGGACTTATCGGTCAAATCTGCTTCTGGAAATTTAATATATGAGTTCAATTCTGCATATATGGCCAACCTTGAAGTGCAATCACCTGTTATCAAATTCACACTTGCCGCGGTTGATATGATTGGGACAGACAGCTGCACTGAATTTATAAATGAATCATTTTCTCGAATTCGTCAGATGAGAGAAAATGGAGCTAACTCTTTGCTTTGCTATCTTGCTCATTTATATAACAAAGATCATTTTAACCAAATATTCAGAACAGGGAAAGGAATGCAAAATGACCCAGAATCGATATTTGGATTGAGTTCAAATTCAATTCCTTATGATTTGGGTGTTTATCCGATATATGATTGTGATATTCAAGATATGATTGGACCTGAGTATCACAATTACATGGTTTTCACAGATCCATCAACACCTGAATCAATATTAAGATTATTATACACTTCAAGTTTTAAACCAGATGAGACAAACATATTGGCAGATGATGATGAAGGAATGTTTAAGAAGGATGATTTCAGAATTGCTCAAGGAATGGTTAGACAGCTGAAAAATATGAGAGATCGCTTAAATTTAGATAAAGACTCAATCCAGAAGTTCCTCGAAAATAATCCTTTTTTAATTGTCAGAGGACCTATGACTGTTGAAGAGACCGCAATCCTCATATCTGCCAAATTATACACAAGGGGTGCCTCTAAGAGCTTAAGAAGAACATCAGCAGCTATATATTTAGGAAGACTATCAGCTTTTGAATCAGCGAAAGCTTGGAATATATTTCAACAAGACCCAGCTGATGTCGAAGAACAGAAAGTCGTCAAACTAACATATAGAGAATATATAAGCACCTTGTATGAAGCAGCTAATAAAGAATCTTCTATGAAGATCAAATCCATTAGAGAATTCAAACCATTATTATTCCCTCAATACAACTCATTTGATGTAGTTAAGCAGTATGTCTCGACATTCGGTATCCGGAAAGATTCTCATAAAATGTTTTCACAGTCAATTAGAACATGGATTTTAAACAATTTCAATTACAATTTCTCGAATTCTTTGAAAGCTATATTAGAAACTTCTTTTGGAATTTCAACAAAAGCAACTAGAGATGATGTTCTTGAAATGAGAAAAGCTATACCATTCGACATAACGAGCTATGAAGGATTTATGGAAAACTGTCGTGAGTCAAATATAAGACCATTAGATCTTTTTTTCTATCTTTCGAAGTTCTATAAAAACTCTAATTTAAAAAGAGCTCAGGTTTTCGCCACAGGACCAAGCACTAGCTCACTCAACCTAACACTTAGTAACTTGAAAAGATACAATCATCTAACTGGTGCCATTATGGATATAGATTCAGGAATCGATCGGATACAAATTGAAACTTCAACGTCTTTGGAGAGAGACTTCGAAATAATGAAACTATCATTTAACATGATCATGCTAGAGACGCAAGGTGTTCTTAGTTACTCAGACCCAAGAATCAGCTCAAAGCAAGTTCTAAAGAATTGCTCAATAGGAACAACCACACTATATGATCTGACCGAGACTGTTGTTAGAAAAATTGATTCGATCTCAGGGTTTGACAACCATATAAAGAGAATCATAATTATGTTAGCATCTTATATCTTCGACAAATCCGAATTCTTAGATAAACTAATGAGATGGAAACAATTCAGTTATAACTATGTAAAAAAACAAAAGAAGGCTATATCAGGGGACTGGTATGGTGATTTATCTGTTGTTGTTAACATGTCAAATGAATGTTTCACTGTTAATCAGGTTGGCAGATATAAGTTTATTGAAGCAATGAGGATAAACAATTCTGTTGATTTCAACAATGCTTTAAAGAGGATATTCAAGGTTTTAAATTATACTGAGACAGATTTTTCGAACATAACACAAACAAAG